GCATGCTCTTCCTCGCCGGCACCGTCGCCTCGTTCCGGCTCTGGCGGGCCGTGCAGGCCCTCGAGGCGGAGGATGGGCCATGAACGACCACCCCCAGGTCGAGACCACGCTCGACACCATCGGCTTCGCCACCCGCCTCGCCCTGCTTGCCGTCCTGCTCATCATCGCCTGCATCCGGTTCGGCTACGGAGGCTGAGATGCTTCGCACCACCGATTTTCTCCTCGGGCCGCCACGGCTCACCGACGCGCACATCGCGTCACTGTTCGCGCGCATCGATCAACCCGACGCCAAGGACCGGCAGTTCGTGGACCGGCTGCGCTACTGGTGCAGGGTGGCCGGGGTCGATGATGCCAACGCCCTGAGTCAGATGATCTGGGAAACCGATGACATGAAAGCCCCGCGCTGGAACCGTGACCTCAATCCGGCGGGCATCGGTATCACCGGCGACGCCACGATTCAGCCGTTCAGGATCACCAACGCCGACGAGGCCGCGCGGGTGATGGTGCAGGCGATCTACGCCATGCCGAGCAAGCAGTGGCATCCCGCCGTGCCGATGCCGGAGGGCGCGGTCAGCTGGATGAATGGCGTCTGGTTGCCGAAGGTGCGGCACCCGCGCTACCCCGCGACCGTCACCCAGGTGCAGCACCAGCACATCCAGTACCAGATTCCTGGCGAGCCGTTCACGCGCGCCACCTGGGCCGCTGACGACGCCTACATGGGGCACGTCACGCGCTTCAACGCCTACGTGCCCGGCGTTCCCGATCAATCGAGCATCACCCCCACACCGGAGAAACCGCCAATGGCCGATCTCATTTTCGGGCGGGTTCCGCACCCGCCGTTCGTTGACCTCATCGTGGACAACCGCTTCTGGCAAGACCTCGGGCCACGGCGAGCCGTTGGCGTCTGTCAGCATTCGATGGTTGGCACGCTTCGCGGTTCCTACACCTACATCCTGCCCGGTGGCGGCGGTCAGGCCCTCTGGGATTACAGCGTCGGCGGGGCGACGGACGGCGCGAACGACGGCGTGATCTGGCGCCACAACGATCCAAAGGGACGCCGCGCCGGCTGGGCGAACGGGGGTAGCGACGGCCTCGAAGGCGACGGCCCGCTCTTTGTGCGCACGCTCGGCATCGACGCCATCAACCGAGACCTGGTCAGCATCGAACGCAGCGACGGCGGCAACTACCAGTCGCAGCCGATGTCGCCGAAACAGTTCGAGTCGATCGCGCAGCTCACCGCCTACTGGTTCGATCAGGCGCGGGTGCCGTGGAACACCTACCCGGTCAACCCGAACGTCGGCTGCGTCACCCACATGATCCATAAGGAGTTCGCCACCAAGGACTGCCCGTTCCCGCCGGTCTACAACGAGATCAGCCGCCTTCAGGACCGGGTGCGCGCCATTCTGAAAGCCGCACAGACGGTGGCGCCGGACGCCGGCAACGAACTCCCGCCGGAGCAGCCGATCGAGCAGGATCACGACCGCTACCCGAACGGGTGGACGGCAGCGGCCCTGAAAGACCAGTGGGGCGTCCTGCCTCGCGTCAATCCGGGCGGATCGGTGACGAGCCTCCACTTCGCCGTCACCAAGAACCCCATCGCGGCGATCGCGAACGCCTGGATCGCGCGCGGCGCGGCGGATGGCATCACGACGATCAGTGATCTGCCGAAGCCACAGCTCTGGCAGGTGATCGCCGTCGATGAGGACACCAAATCGGACCTGATCACCTTCGAGGGCGGGCGCGAGGCGTGGCAGCTCTGGCGCCCGAACAAGTGGGTGCCGTGGACCTGGACCGACGAACGGGCGCTGAAGGCGAAAGCGGCCGGGTAGCGTGACCGGATTCCAATGGGCGCTGATCGTGGCGCTCGTCATCGTACTGATGATCGCCCTGCGCGATCGGGAGGAGTGAGCGATGAGCGTCGAACAGGCGCTGGTGATTCTCATCATCGTGGTGGCCGTCGTCGTGTTGCTCGGCGCGGTGCGGAGGTAAACGCATGAACGAGACACTCAAGCGGGCGGCGCGCACCTTCGCCCAGGGCTTCATCGGCATCCTGATCCTCATGGCCGTGCCGGCGCTCCAGAACCTGATTCAGGACGCCGGCGACGGCCAGATCGATGTCGATCTCAACTTCTGGCGCGCCGTCATCATCGCGGCGATCGCTGGAGGCGTCGTGTCGCTGATCAGCTTCGCCCAGAACCTGCTGGAAGAGCGTGACGTGATTCCGAAGGTCTTGAAGTAGCCTCGTCGCGTCCTGGGCGATCCTGGCGCGTCTGGCGCGGTGCTATCATCATCCCACGTACCGCGGGGCGCAATCGCGGCACAGACGAACCCCGGAGGGATGATCAATCTCCCCGGGGTTCGGTCATTTCCGGCAGGGTCAGTGATAGTTACCTCTCCTGTGAGAGTTCCCCAACACATACCCTATACCGCATACTGGCTCCAATACTGAGAGGGGGCGATGTGGAACCATATTACGACGACGGGCAGATCCAAATCTGGAACGCCGATTGCCGCGATGTGTTGCCGACGATCGACCCGGCGAGTGTGGCGCTGGTGCTCACCGATCCGCCGTATGGGGTAGCTGCCGTGCAGCGCAATGGACGGCCCCGGAACGGCAAGGACACACCCCCAAACAACGCGCCGGGGACGTGGCGGTCGTGGGAGGTCATTGACGGTGATGACGAGCCGTTCGACCCGGCCCCGCTCTTGCGATTCCCTCGCCTGATTCTGTTCGGAGCGAACCACTACGCAGATCGTTTGCCGCCTACGTCGTCATGGTTTGTCTGGGACAAGCGCAACGGGGCAACACCGGACGACAACGCGGACGGAGAGCTGATCTGGTCGAACATCGGCGGCGTGCTCCGCATCTACCGGCAATGCTGGCGGGGATTCACCCGAGAGAAGGATCAACTCGAACCGCCGCGCCACGTTCACCCAACGCAGAAGCCGGTGGCGCTGATGCTCTGGTTGTTGGAACGAGCATCGAAGCCGGGCGATTTGATTCTTGACCCCTATATGGGGTCTGGCCCGATTGCACAAGCAGCCAAGATGCTCGGCCGCCGCTACATCGGCATCGAACTCTCGGAAGCCTACTGCCAGATCGCGGTGCAGCGCCTGTCGCAACAGGTGCTCCCGCTCGATGTCGCCTAGCCCGCATCGAGCTCAACGATCCATTCATCCACGCCGGGCCGGTAGCGCGGGGTGATCACCGTCGGCTGCGGGATGAGGGGGCGGTAGTCCGGCGCGTAGACGATGCGGACGCTGCCGTCCCAGCGGATGCGGCCGAGCGCGAGCAGCAACCGCCGGCGGGCATCGTCGCCGAGCAGGGGCAGGGCGGCGGCCAGCTCGCGGACGCGGGCGAAGGCGGGGGCCACGTCGGCCGGTTTCGGGATCTCGGTCAGGCTGGCCAGCTCGGCGTCGACGGCGGCGAGATCGGCCTGCAGCCGGCCGTCCTGCGCGCGGAACCAGGCGGCGTCGCGCAGCCCGCCGATGACCAGCTCCTCGGCGCGGGCGATGCTGGCCCGGAGGTGATCCCGGCGCCGTTCCAGCTCGGCCCGGCGATCGAGCGCGTCGGGCTGGCCGAGGGCGGCGGCGTGGGCGGCGAGCGCGGCGTCCAGCGACGGCGGCAGCCCGGCCAGATCGGCGGCCAGGCAGAGGAGCGCGGCCCGCTCGACCGGCTCGGCGCGGATCTGGGCGCGGGGTTCCCGGCAGCGGTGCGCGGCGGGCTGGGCATGCTTGCCGCAGGTGAAGTAGGGCTTGCGGCGGGTGGAGCCGTCCACGGTGCCGCTGGCGACGAGCCACATCTTCGACCCGCAGGCGTGATCGACGAGCCCCTGAATCCAGGTGACGATCTCGGCCGTCTCCGGGGTGGCGCGGCCGCGCTGCCACATCCGCTCGACCTGGTGCCAGAGGGCGCGGTCGATGATCGGCGGGGTGTTGGCGGGATCGGCCTCGCCGACAATCTGCCCCCGGTGGCGGACGTAGCCAGCGTAGGTGGGGTTCTTGAGCAGCTGGCGGACGCTGGCGTGCCCCCAGGTGCCGCGCTGCTTGCTCGGCACGCCGGCCGCGTTGAGACGGTTGGCGATGCTGATCATCCCCATCCCCTCGGCGCGCATCCGGAAGATCCACCGCACCGTTTCGGCTTCACTTTCCACGATCTCCAGCCGGCGGGTGCCGCGATCGGTGCCGGCCGGGACGCGGTAGCCGTAGGGGGCGCGGCCATGGTGGAGGCCACGGCGGGCGCGCGCCTCGATGGCCCCCTTGAGCCATTCCCGCTGGTCCTCGTTGAACTGCTGGTTCATGCCGCCGTAGACGAGCCGCATCAGCGTCTTGTCGATTCCGGCTTCGGTGACGCTGTGGAGGGCGACGCCGCGCTTCGTCAGCTCCCGGTGCGTGATCTCCTGGTAGAGCACGTCACGCGAGAAGCGGGAGAGCTTGTAGACCACGACGGCGTCCACGTCCCCCCGCTCGGCCGCGGCGAGCAGCTCCCGCATGCCGGGGCGCTGCCAGTCCTCGCCGGAGAGGTCGTGGTCCCTGATCGTCTCGACCAGTTCCCAGCCGCGCTCGGCGCAGTAGCGGCGGATGGCGTCGGCCTGTGACTCGAGGCTGAGTGAACTGCCCTCGTCTTCTCCCTCTTTGCCGCGGCTCTGGCGGGTGTAGGCAATTGCGCGAGTCATCCGGCATCCCGTATTGCAGCGGCATCGGTACGCGGATAGTCGTCGCGTTTGAGTTCCCGTAAGAACATCTGCATCAGCCATTCATTCTGATCGCTGGTCATATCGAGCGTCCGCAACGCCTCGACCACGTGCCACCGTAAGTCGCCGGTATCGAACGGGTTTCCAGGCGATGTGACGGTGGCGGATTCCGTCACGCTGATCTGCCCACGATCGGACGCAGTGACCCGCCCGCCCGTTGCCTCAGCCGTTCCCGGCAAGACCCGGCCCCACTCGTCATAGCGAGGCACGATGCCGTAGGCCTCTAGATCAGCCTCTTCCGTACCAAACACATCGTGGAACCGTTGTCGCGTCTCCAGCTCGGGAAGTTGGATCGCACCACTCTCGATGCGACTGATGTAACTCCGGTGTATATCAAGACGCCGCGCTAGTTCGCCTTGCGACCAGCGGCGTTGCATTCGATGCCCTCGCACCCAATCGGCAAACGTCAGAGCCATGTCTTGAGTGTATTCCGGTTGCAGAGTGTTGACACTGGTTACTCGACGTTGTAACATCATTGTGTTACCAGTTAGTCGACACGGAGATCAGCCGATGACCGAACGCTCCGACAACATCGCGATCCAGTTCCGGTGCGATGCCGAGTACGAAGCGAGGCTCGACGGCCACGCGAGCGCGGATGCGTTCGGCGGCAAAAAGGCGCACTTCGTGAAGTACGCCTGCACCACCGTCATGGCATTGCGCGAGGCCCTCGGACCCCGCTTCGAGTTGGAAGTGGCCCGGCTGCTGGCGGACGCTGAGAAGCGGGAAGGCGTTGCCGCATGACGCCCACCGGCTTCGCCATTTCCTACACCCGGGACGGCGATCCCCAGCCGCACTGGCTGCTGGAAACCAAGGGCCTGTCGGTGGTGCCGGCGATGGTGGTCTGCCGGACCCGCACGGAGGCCAACGCGTTCCGCCGGCAGCTGCTGGATCAGCCCGGCATCGCAGACGCCCAGGTCTGGACGCTGGAGGAAACCCGCGAGCGCGTGGAAGAGGCGGCCGCGCGGCTGCCCGGCCAGATGTACGAGACCGCCGCGACGCAGCAGGCGAGCTGAAAGGACCCCGCGATGTACCTGCCCACTCCGGATGGCCAATTCCGACTCGATCGCCGTGACGATGGCTGGACCTGGCAGCCCATCAACCGCTTCGCCACGGCGGAGGCCGCGCTGGCCCACGTGCGCGCTGACGGCCTCTATCGCCTGACCGATCTGCACACCGATGAAACGGTGTCGGTGCGGCAACAGCCCGGCCGGCCCGGCGTCCTGACGATGACCAACAGCGACGGCCGCACCGCGTTTCTGCGCAAGCCCGGCACCGTGCCGGCACTCGGCCTGAACCGCAAACCGCTCGAACGGGGCTTCGCGGTCAACCCGGCCACCTCCGGTCAGCGCGTGCCGACCATCGACGGCGCGGACGATCCGGCCTTCACCGAGCTGCTGGACGTGGCGCGCCGGGGCGTGACGATGAACGCCGCCAACCGAACGGAGGTCGCGTAAACCATGGCCACCATCCCCACGACCGCGCTCGGCGCGCTGATTCGCGAGAAACGCCAGTCGCAGGGGCTGAGCCTCGACGCCCTTGGCCGGCTGGTCGGCGTCCATCGGAGCAACATCATCAAGCACGAGCAGGGCGAGCGCTTTCCCAAGCGGGTGCTCCCCGCCTATGTGGAAGCGCTCGGCATCACCCGCGACGAGCTGGTGACGGCGACCGGCCTGACCGAGGACGCGCTCGACGATCTCGGCGTCACGTTCCCGGAGACCGAGCTGGCCGTGCCGGTGGCGACGCCGTTCTTCACCCGCGAGCAGATCCATCCAGGGTGGCATCAGCCGATCGATCTGACGGCCCTCGGAGCCTGATGTGTTCCCCCTCACTCCTCTTTTTCCCTCCTCTGAGCAGAGCGGCCGGCGCCACGCCCAGGTGGTGCCCGGCCCCGGCTCGATCGATTCGAGCTTCACGTCGAACGGATGCACCGAGTCGCGATCGGGACAGGCTGGTGGTTGCGGGGCCTCGGCGGTCGCGCATCCGTTCGACGTGGCGCTTGTGTCGTCTGACACGGGCGTCATCTCTCCTCTCCCTATGTCAGCCACGCGGCGCCGCACACGCCGCGCGGCCACTGTCGCCCCTGCCCCTGAACACCCGGGGGCGGCGGTGCGAGCGCCAGGCATGCCGGGCCTTCGCACCGCCGGTGTGGCGGATCGATTCTCCGTGAACAGGAGCGCCTATCGGATGCCGCATGCAGCGAGCCTATCGCTGTTTCCGTTGCCGGGATTGATCGCCGTGATCAATCCCACGGACCCCCGCCCTGGCCTCCCGAAACGAGTGATCCCCGCGATGAGCATGAAAGAGAGCCGCGCCGCCGAGCTGGCGATCGACGTCGGCAGCATCCGCAAACTGGTTATTCGGATCGTCACAGCGCCGCGCACGGCGGACATCGACGCGGAGGAATGGGAGGCGCTGCAACGCCTCGGGGACCTGGAAACCGACCTGACCGAGAAGGCCGAAGACGAGCTGCTGGCGATCGGGCTCTTCCGGCGCAGCCGGCGCAGCGATCACGTCCAGCGCCTCGCCCGGCAGATCCTGCCGGACCCGGACTCGGCGGCCTGACAACAGCAGCGCCCGTCTGCGGCAAACAGACGAGCGCCTCACCGAAGGAAACGATCACGATGACTGAGCACCACGATACCACACCGGACCCCGGCGGCGTCACCATCACGGCGTGGCGCGAGTACAGCCACACCCTGAAAGACGGCTGGCGGCTCGCCGGCTCCAAGACCACCGTGAGCGTGACGGTCCCCGGTCTCGACGGGCTCGATGTCGGGTTCGCGCTGGCGGGCCTGACCGAGACGATGGACCGGACCGACCGGGCGGTGTTCGATGCCGGCGTGGCGGAAGCCGACCGGCGCAACAGCGGCGGCACGGTGGAACTGGAGCAGGCGTCATGACCACCGCGAACGCGATCCTGCTGGCCGCCACGTCGGGCGCCGTCTGCGCGGCGGTGAGCTTCGTGCTGACCGTCTGGCTGGCCGACCGGGAGATCGCCCGCTGGAAGACGCGGGCGGGCGTTGAGAGCGCCGAGCGGATCGAATGCCAGGAGCGCCACTGGGCCGACAACGAGGCCCACGGGGCGCTGATCCGGACGCTCGAAACCGAGAACAGCACCCTCTACGCGGAACTCGAAACGATCCGGCACGGCCGCTACGTGCCGCGCTCGATCGGGCCGCGCGTGGTGGCGTAGCCACGAAAGGACACATCCCCATGAACGTCACTCGCACCGATGGCACGACAGAAACCACACATGGTGCATTGAGCGATCTACTCGCTGAGGCGGAGCAGCGACTCGCTGAGCCGGATGTGGAATCCGTGGAAATCTTCAAGGACCCCGCCACGCAGTACCCGAACAACCGAAACGGCCGACGTCGCGCCATGGCGGATTTCCGCAAGGGCAACGCCTCCCGAGCGAAGAAGGCCAGGCGCGGGAAGGGTTGGCGCTGAGATGGACTGGGCCGAACTGGCGGCGGTCGTGCTCGGCGCGGTGGCGGCGACGGTCCTGGTGATCGTGCCGTGCGTCTGCCGGCGCTGCCAGGGTGAGAAGGACAACGATCAATGAGTGACCAGACACACGCGCTCGCGATCAGCGGCGACGCCGATGGAGCGACGTGGGAGACGATTCTGAACAAAGCCGGGACGCTGGTCAAGAGCGGCCTGTTCCCGGATGCGATCAAGACCCGGGAAGCCGCGGCGGCCATCATCCTCAAGGGCCACGAGCTGCGGCTCCCGGCCATGTACAGCCTCTCGAATATCGTGGTCATCAAGGGCAAGCCGGCCTGCTCCGCGGAGCTGATGGCCGCGCTGATCTACCGGGACCACGGCGACGATGCGCTCCGGTTCGTGGAAGCGTCCGACGATCGCTGCGTGATCGAGTACCGGCGCCGGACGTGGAAAGAGCCGAGCCGCTACGAGTTCACGCGGGCGCAGGCCAAGCAGGCCGGGCTCGATTCGATGACCTGGAAGCAATACCCGGCGGCAATGCTGCGGGCGCGGTGCCTTTCGGCGGTGGCGCGCATGGCCTTCCCGGATTCCATCGGCGGCATGTACAGCCCGGATGAACTGGGCGCGTCGGTGCGGGTGGAGGGCGAGACGGTCGTCTTTGACGGGGAGACGGTGATCGATGCGACGGCGCGGGTGGTTGACGCCGGCGACGCCATCAGCCTCGATGCCTTGACCAAACTGGCGCAGCGCCGGAACGAGCGCGGCCTGACCGCCGAAGACCTGCTCTATCTGGCGGTCGATCAGAACGGCGTGGAACGGCTCGAAGAGCTGACCGTCGAACAGGGGCGGGCGCTCTACCGCCTGATCGACAAAGCGTCGGATGCGGAGCTCGCCGAACGGCTGCGCCAGGCGCGGGCCGTCGATGCGGAGATCGTGGACCTGCCGGACGAGCATGCGGATCTGCTGGCCGGCTTCGAGGCGAGTCACCCCCGGCAACCGAATCCGATGTTCGCCTAGCACGAATGAGGACACCCGCCGGGATGGTTCCCGGCGGGTGTCTGTGACGGAGCACGCATGGCACGCGCACGCAATCTGAAGCCAGGGTTCTTTACGAATGACGAACTGGCCGAAACCGGGCCACTCGGGATGCTGCTCTTCGAGGCGCTTTGGTGCCTGGCAGACCGTGAAGGCCGGATGGAAGACCGACCGAAGAAGTTGAAGATTGAGGCGTTGCCGTACTTCGATGCCGATGTCGATGCGCTCCTGACCGCCCTGGCGGCGCGTGGATTCGTCCTGCGATATGAGGTTGATGGCGTCCGGTATCTCCAGATCGTGAACTTCCTCAAGCACCAGAATCCCCACGTCAAGGAGGCACCGAGCACCATCCCGGCCCCGCCTTCGACTGATGGATCAGACTGCCAAGCACTAGACCAGCACCAGACGAGCACTGGGCTTACACCGGACGAGCACGAGAAGAGCCCGGCTGATTCCCTTAACCCTCATCCGGATTCCGGATTCCGGATTCCTGATTGTGGGAGCGCGGCGCAGGCGCCGCCACCTGCCCCCAAGCCGTCCCCGGATGCACCGTTGCCGGGGAAGCGGACGAGAGGGGAGCGGGCCACAAAAGCGCCGGCCGCCTTCGAGCTGACCGATGAGCACTACGAGTACGCCACGGTCAAAGGGCTGACGACCCCGCAGACGATCGAGGAGACGGAGCGGTTTCTGAACTGGTGCCGGTCGAAGGGGCAGACCTACGTCGATTGGCAGGCGGCCTGGAAGAACTGGATTACTCGGGCCGTGGGGTATCGAGCCGAGCAGACACCGTTCCGGGGCCGTGCGCCGGCGGAACTGTTCAACGGCCAGCCGGTGTTCGATCACCGGGGCAATCCAACGCCGGCGTTCTTTCTCCGGCAGGCCGAGGAGTGGGAACGGGAAGACGCGGCCCAGACCGCAGAACGGGGCACCGCATGAACCGCAACGAGGCCGCGAAGCTCGTGGCCATTCTGAGCGCCGCCTATCCATCAGCGCCAACCCGAACCGAAACCGCCTATGCCTACCACCTGGCGTTGTCAGATGTGCCCTATCCGGCGGCCGAGCGCGCCGTGGCGATCCTGATCCGGACCTCCACCTTCATGCCGACGCCCGCCGAGATCCGGGGCGTCCTGGCTGAGGCCGCCACGGGCATCGACCCATGGGAAACCGCGTGGGATGAGCTGATGACCACCATCCGGCGCCATGGCAGCTACCTGTTCCGGCATGCGGCCCATCGGGACTGGCCGGGTTGGTCCGACGAGTTGGTCGCCGCCGCGGTCAACCATGTGGGGTATGAGCAGGTCTGCGCCGCTGATGCGGAGCAGCTTCCGACCATCCGGGCGCAGTTCCGGAACGTCTATGAGGCCGGGGCGAAGCGCCGCACGAAGGCGATCCAGACCGGTGATGCCGCGCTGCCGGCCGGAGCCGGGGCGGCGCTGACGGGAGGGATGTCGTGATCGAGGCGATCAGTCACCTGTTGCCGGATGGCGGCCGCCGGCCGCTTGACGCCGCGGAAGCGTGGGCGGTGGAGGAAGTCCTGGACGCGGCGATGCACTGGCAGGCGGGCGCGCTCCCCTGGGACGAAGCCGCCAAGATCACGCCGCTGCCCTGTCTTGACCGGCATGGCCGCGCGATTGAGAGCGCCACGTACGCGCGGTTCCTCGCAATGACCAGCGCCGACGCCGACGACCCGCGCCGCCCGGCCCTGGTTGCGCTCGTCGATCACCTGGTACGCGCCCAGGGCGCGACGATCACCCGCTTCGGGATCATCAGCCAGGAGGACTTGCTGGAATCCGGCATCATCGTTCGATGAGAAATCGGGCCGAAACCTGCGAACGAACGCGCCATTTCGCCCAAGGACATGCTAAAATGGCGGAAACAAAACGAAAGCGCCGGAGCGACGCGCCAACGTCCTCCGGCATGGCACTCAGACGCTAGGAGGTCCGAGTTGCGTATGCATTCTACATCCCCTCGAACATTCCGCTACCTCGAAGTGCTGGAGCACGGACAGCTCCATCCGACGTTCAAGCGCACGCCTACCTGGAGCGGAGCGCCGAGCGCTCCCGTTGATCTGCATTGGGCCATGGTGTTTGGCTCGGACGATGAGCCGGTCATGCTGCCAAGTAGCACGCCCCTCGAAGCATGGTATTGGCGGGTGATCCGCTGCCCGTATTGCGACGGCCAGCACTGGCATCGCGGGTTCGACGCGCTTGCGCCGGAATCGGTGATTGGCGATCGATCCAACGATCCGCGCCAGTTTCTCGGTGGCCGACAGGCACATTGCCGGCGCAATGACGATCTGTGGTGGGCGTGGCCGGAATACCGACTGGTGCCGATCGCGTGGCGAGCAGATCGACGGGGCGAGGCGCTTGCCGAGCAAGCCGATCTTGATCGCACGTTCCCACTCGTGGACGATGGGACCGAGATCATCCCCGCACATGGCGGAGCGCCGGTGCGCGTCTTTCGGGTCGATCGCGGGCTCATCCACGTCAAGGAGATCACACCCGTCAAGCGACCGCGATCCAGGACGGAGCCGGCGCCAGGCACCGCGCGCTCACCGATCTCCCGTGAAATCCGATCGGCGGTGTGGAGCAAAAGCGACGGATTGTGCTGGTACTGCGGGTGTGATCTCGATCCCTTCCTGACCTTCCAGGTTGACCACCTGCACCCCGTGTCGCGTGGCGGCGGGAACGACCTCCACAATCTCGTACCGGCGTGCCGGTCCTGCAATAGCGCAAAGCACGCACGAACGATCGATGAGTTTCGATCGGCACGCGGCGGTGGACGCTTCTGGTTTGAGATCGCGATGACGGAGGAGGCGACCCGATGACCACCGATGACCCGCAGGCCCGCATTGCGGCCTACCTGGACAAGCTCACCCAGTTCGACGCCCGGATCGCGGCCATGCGGGCCCAGTGGGCCGCGCTGCGGCGGGACGGGCAGGCGCGGCGGGCCGATGCGCTCCTGGAGAGCATCGCCAACCTGAGCGCGGCCCGCGAGCGCTGCTTCCAGCAGTTCATCGCCCTTGACCGGCCGGCGCCGCTCGTTCCGCCGTCCGCAGCCCCGGATCTGGCCGGGCTGCCGTTGTTCACCGGCATGGAGACGAACAGATGAAGACCCTGGACGACCTGAGGAGTGAGCGCGCTGATCTCGCCAATGAATGGGACAGTCTGGACAGCCAAATCGAGGAGCTTGAAGACGAGAAGCATGGGATTGAGCGCGGGATCGAGGCGATAGACGAGCAGATCGCCGCGTTGGAGCGCCTGGCCGGGTATGCCAAACATGACGGCGCGGTGGAGATCGTTCACGTCCAGATGACGCCGGAGTTGCAGGACCTCGCCGCGCAGGCACGCGGCAAGTCGTGGGACGAGCTGCGGGATCTCAATGCGCGGTATGAGCGGATCGCGCTCCAGCACGCGGTGATCGCGGAGGTACAGGCATGATCATCACGACCACGGTCTATCTCACGGCGGACGGCGGCATCCGGCTCGCCACCCGCTCGGACAGCAAGCCGAAGAAGGGCGAGCTCACGGCAACGCTCGTGCTCGACGTGCCCGAAACCCTCTTCCAGCCGCAGTCGGTCACCCTGCGCGCCACGGTGGCCAGTGCAGCGCCAGCGGCAGTCACGGCGGCAAGCACGCCGCCCCGGACGAACGGCACCGCGCCGGCTGATGACGGTGACATCTGGACGGCGGTGCGCGTCCGTCGCCTGATGGCGCTGCTCGGCATCGACGCTGAAGCGCTGGCGGCCCGGCTCGGCGTGTCGCTGTCCCTGGTGCGCGGCTGGGAGCGGACGAACGGCGCGATCAGCGTCAACGTCGCGATCCGGACCAAGCTGGCCGCGCTCGAGGCCGAAGCGAGCGGGGTGACGATGTGAAGATCTACCTTGCATCCCGCTTCAGTCGGGGCCATGAACTGCGGACCTATCGGGACGAACTTCGGCAGATCGGTCTGACGGTGACCAGCCGCTGGCTCGGTGGGCACGGGCTGGATGATGCGAATGCCGTCTACACCGACGAGACGCTCGCCACCTTCGCCTTGGAAGACCTGGAAGACATCGAGGCATCAGATGTGTTGATTGCTTTCACCGAACGGCGAACGGTGGGCTACATGAGCGGCGGCCGGCACGTCGAGGCCGGGTACGCGCTGGCGCTGAGGATCCCGATCATCGTCGTTGGCCCGGCGGAAAACATCTTCTACCAGATGGGCGTGACGGAACGATCGGACGTCACGGTCGTTCCGGACTGGCATATGGCGCTGGCGCACTTGCTGGGGCGCTCGGTGCGCAACCTGGAAGCGGTGGTGCCGGTATGAGCAAACCGCCCTTCAAGACCGCGCTCGGCATCAGCACCGGCGACATTGTTTCGACGAGCTACAACACCGGCCCGTATGAGGTCTGGGACATCTATCCGCTCGACCGAGGCCTCATCTCGCTTGAGCTGATCGCTCCCGGCGCGCCTCGGCCCGGCCGGCGGGAGTCGCACTTCTGGCTCAACAACATTCGACGCGAGGGAGATCGCTGGTTCAACGCCCACGATGACGAGATCTTCGTCACGCCCTCGCACGCGCCGCAGCAGGCTGGACTCTTCCACGAGGTGACGCCATGAGCGCCAAAAGCAAGCCCATGACCGACGACGAGTACGCGGGCTGGTTCGAGGCCCTGACCCGGCTGGATAGCGCCGTCTCCGTGGTGGAAGCGGCGGCGCGGGCGGCCACCAAACCCGATCAGCCGTTCGTGCGGGGCAAGCTCAAGGCGTATGCGGCCGCGCGCGATGCGGTGGCGCGGCGGGTGGCGAAGGAACAGGAACGGCGGAAGGAGGCGCGGGGATGAGCGAGCGACAAGACCGGGCATGCGAGCTCCTGACCAAGGCGGACGTGGTGCGGCAGTACCGTTACCCGCTGAACCAGCTCAATGAGGACATCAAGCAGGGGCGCATCCGCTGCTTCAGCTACCCGATGGCCCGCTACTACATTCCCCGGGAAGCCATCGAGGCGCGGATTCGTGAGCTCGCCGAGCGGCGGGCGGAACTGAAGCGGGTGTGGTGATGAGCGAGCTGCGAGACCGGGTGGCGATGGCGATCTATGCCGTGGTCAACGATGAGGAGCATTGGGCGTCGGAGGCGGAATGGCTCCGCGCTGATTACCGGAGCAAGGCTGACGCCGCCATCGCCGCGATGCAGGTCGAGCCGACCGAGGTGGAGATCGAGGCGGTTCATGGATGGTTGCGCCGAAACAGCATCGAATGGGACCGGCCCGACGACTGCGACGATGCCGTGACTGATCTGCTTACCACTCTCATCGCCGCCCGGAATGCCGGGCAGAACGGAGATCAGGCATGAAACTTACGGTGTCGGACTGGGAGTCCGTGCAAAACGAGTGCTTCACGGATGAGGACCGTTCCAGCACGTTTCGTGATGGAGCGCATCGCGAGCTTTACGACCTGATCGAGGATCGTACCTTCGGCAAACGCTATAGCCAGCAGGTCGCTATCGGCCTGCGCACCGCGCTGTACGGCGATCTGACACCGCTGGTCAACGACGCAATCGCACGGGTGTCCGCCCGGAAGGCCGGGCAGGAGGACGTGAGATGAGTGAGCAAAACACAGTCGTGCAACTCCCGGAAGTCAGGCGCATCAATTGGGTGGATACCTGCGCCGTCATTCAGTGCGCGTGCGGAGCTGAGGATCTGGTCTACGTCCAGCTCGATGATGAGAACGCCTGCGATGCGTGTGGCCGTGTTTACGCGGCGAATACCGATACCCGCGTGATCGTGTGGCATGGCCGCGACATCGTTTCGGGGGTTGACGCATGAGCGAACGGGATGCGGTGCGCACGGCGCTCTGGAACGAGATGGAACGGAGCGGCGGCGGGTGGAATGCCGACAGCATGGCGCGGGTGGCGATTGCCACGCTTGACGCCTACCGGGCAGGCGCGATGCAGGCGCGATGCAGGCCGAGCCGACCGAGGCGGATTTTGAGACATCCGAGCTGGACTTCGCGCGTGACGAGGTATTCGAGGTGGTGAGTCGCTGGCGTCGCACGCAGGCCGTCCGTGATCGAGAGAAATGGCGGCAAGCGTATGACGACTATCACGCCTACGTTGACCAGATCGCGCTTCGCCTCATCGCCGCCCGAAAGGCCGCGTCATGACCGGCCCGCGCACCTGGTGGCGACAGCGGCGGGAGCGGCGACGGCGGGAGACGCGCCGGATCGTGGCGATGGCGCTCATTGCCGCCGTGCTGGCCGGAGATGAGGAAGCCGAGGCCAATTTCCGGCGCGACCTGGAGGCGTTGCGGTGATGGCCACCCGCACCCCCCTCGCGTTCCGCATCATCGCCCCGGTGACGCAGCAGTACGGGCCGAACGGCCGCGCCCACTGGCGCAAACGAGCGCGGTACGTCAAGGAGATCCGGGAGCAGGCCGGGTGGATCGCCAAAGCCGCCGGCCTGACCCTGACCCCACCGGTCCGGTTCCGGGTCACCGTGGGGCTGCTTGCCCGGCAGGTGGCGCAGCCGATGGATCAACTGAATCTCCACGGGCACTACGGGATCAAGGCGGCGATCGATGGGCTGGCCGACGTGCTGACCGGGGGAGAGGATGCCGGCTGGGAGTGCATCGAGATCCGGACGGAGCCGGACCCGGCGAACCTGGGCTATATCGAGATCGAGCTTGTGGAGGCGGCGTGATGGCGATCGATGACCGCGTGATCGAGGCGGCGGCGCGCGAACTTTGGAAGACGCGACATGGGCAAAAGGAGGTGCATCCGGCATGGAATCGCACCCTCTACTCAGCGATGGCCGAAGCCGCCGTCACCGCCGCGTTGCGGGCGATGGAACCGGAGATCGATCTGGCCATTGGGCGATTGATTCGTGCCGCCCACGACGTCGGGCACAACGCGAATCGCCGTCATGCGAATGGGCTGCCCATGGGCGTTGATCGGAACGTGATCGAGACGGAAGCACAGGCCCGCCGCGACCTTTTCGCCCTCCTTGGGCTGGACGGTGACGCATGATCGATCCCACCTACGCCGACGCCACGGCGCGCACCATCGAAACGCAGGCCCGCGAACTGCGCGAACTCCGCGCCCTCGTGACCGAGCAGGCGCACACCATCCGGGGGCAGTCGCTGGTGATCGCCGGCATGCGGGAGACCATCACGGCCCAGCAGCTGCGCATCCAGCGGCTCCAGACCGGCATCGCGGCGGCGATGGACGAGGCGAAGGCGCACCGCCCGGACCATGTAGAATAGGGTCAAATGATGTTGCATACGACAACATCGAGGGGCCGGTGATGGCGGGTCGCACTGAATCCATGACGAGTGAAAAACGCCTCACGGCCGTCGAACGCCAGCGCGCCGCGCTCGAGTTGCGCAAGGCCGGCAAGTCCTATGAGGCCATCGCTCAGGAGTTGGGCTATGGCGGTCCGTCCAGTGCGCACAACGCGGTGAAGGCGGCGCTGCGCAAGACCCTCCAGGAGCCGGCTGATGATCTCCGGGCGCTCGAAGTTGCCCGCATGGATGCGATGCTCGACGGGCTTTGGCCCAAGGTGCTCGATGGCAACCCCCGCGCCGTCGAAGTGGCGATCAAGGTGCTGGAGCGCCGCGCCCGGCTGCTCGGCCTTGACGCCCCACAGAAGATCAATATCGAGCAGGTGATCGCGGAGACTGCCGATCGCTTCGGCCTGACCCCGGACGAGCGTGTAGAGCTTCAGGCGAGCGTTGCCACCTTCCTGGCGGCGCAACGAGCGGGGGTGTGATGGAAGTCGTCTCGCAGTCCGAAGCGGTCAAAGCGACCGGCTATATGCTCGAAAAGATCCGATCATTTCGTCAGCGCACCGAACCCGGAACCTGGCAGGAGTGGATTGCCGAGAACTTCGCCGGCTACCTCTGGCCCCCGTATGCGGCCTACCACGAGCAGTTCTGGCAGTGGGCGTGGGCGATCGAGTCGGGTGCGCCGGCCGCGCCGTTCGTGGCGATCTGGCCGCGTGGCTTCGCCAAATCGACCAGCACCGAGGTGGCCTGCGCCATGGTCGCTGCGCGGCAGACGCGCCGGTACGGGCTCTACATCTGCGCCACCCAGGAACGGGCGGACGATCACGTCAAGAACGTCGGCGGGCTCCTCGAATCGCGCACCTTCACGCAGCACTACCCGGCCGCCTCGCAACGCAAGCTGGGCAAGTACGGCAACGCCGCCGGCTGGCGCCGGAATCGGCTCCGCACGGCGAGCGGGTTTACCCTCGATGCGATCGGCCTCGATACCGCGGCGCGCGGGGCCAAGATCGATGAGGACCGCCCGGACATCCTCATCTTCGATGACATCGACGGCCTGCTCGATTCGCCGGGCACCGTCGAGAAGAAGATCGCCACCATCACGCAATCGCTGCTGCCGTCGCGGGCCGCGCACGCCGCCGTGCTGGTGGCGCAGAACCTCATCCACGAGCACGGCATCGTGTCGCGGCTCGCCGACGGCCGCGCCGACTTCCTCGCCGATCGCATCGTCTCGGGGCCGCATCCGGCGATTCGCAATCTGGTGACCGAGCAGCGGAGCGGCAAGGCGATCATCACCCATGGCGAGCCGACCTGGCCGGCGATGGGGATCCCGGAGCTCCAAGCCGAGCTGAACGAGATCGGGCTGACCGCCTTCCTGCGCGAAAAGCAGCACGAGGTCGGCAACGTCGACGGCGGCATCTTCGGGCACCTCACGTTCCGGCACTGCGAATGGAGCGCGGTGCCGGCGCTGGAGCGGATCGTTGTCTGGGTGGATCCGGCCGTCACGGATACCGATCGCTCGGACGCGCACGGCATCCAGGCCGACGGGCTGGCAGCGGACGGCACGATCTACCGGCTCTTCTCGTGGGAGGCGCGCACCTCGCCGGATGACGCGCTGACCCGGGCGCTGCGCAAGGCGCTCGAACTCAAGGCGGAATGCGTCGGCGTGGAGACCGATCAGGGCGGCGATACCTGGAAGAGCACCTATGCCGGCGTGGTTGAGCAGCTGCGTGCCTCGGGCGAGCTGGGCCGCAAGGAGCGGGCGCCGCAATTCCGGCAGGACAAGGCCGGCGCGGGACACGGCCCGAAAGCGCACCGGGCCTCGCAGATGCTGGCCGACTACGAGAAGGGGCGCCTCGTCCATGTGATCGGCACGCACGAGACGCTTCAGCGGGCGCTCAGGCGCTACCTCTTGATCAAGCCGTTCGACCTGGTCGATGCGGCCTTCTGGAGCTGGCACGACCTGCGGCACGGGACGCCGGTGAAGGTCGCCCCCGCCGTCCTGACCTCGCCGTCGGTGTGGCGTTGATGAGCGCGGCGACAGAGCTGCGGCCGATCCTCTGCCCGTCGTGCCGGCGTTTCCTCGGAGAGATCGATCACCCGCTCGGCCGGTTACGCATCTACTGCAAGGCCTGCCAGGCGTGGGTGATCGTGCGGCTCGATGAGCCGGCGCCGTCCCTGCCACCGGAGCGTCTGGAGCAGATCAGGCGGGATCGGACCTGATACACTGAACCCAAAGCAATCATGGCCAATTGTCGGCCTCATGCGGCGCCCACGGGCGAAGCAGGAGGCCGTTTTTGATGAAGATCTACCGCGCGCCGAACGGTGACCTGTTCCTGCGCAGCGAGCGAGGCTTCGTCATCCCGTTGGAGTCGGTGACGGACGGGGCGCTCGGCACGGCCGATGTCGGCGTGACGCAGGCGGACCTTGAGACGCCGGGAAGCGCGGCGAGGGCGGTCGTTGAAACGATCGTTGGCACCGCGCCCGCTTTTCCCGATCGGACCTTCAGTGTGATCGGAGACGTGCACGTCGGGTACACCACCCGCACCGGCATTGACGCGCGGCTCGACGCGGCGTTCACCGATCTCGCGACGCTCAACCACCTGCATTTCCACCGTCTCTACGTCGGTGACCTGGTTGATCGGGTCGATTCGTCTGGCACGACACCCGGCGCGAACGACACCGAGTTCCTGGCCCGCGCCGCCGCGCTCGATCCGGACCGGGCCGACTGGACCGCCTGCGTCGGCAATCACGACACCAACGGCGAACGCACCGCCGACCAGTGGGCGGCGGTCTACGGCTACGCGGACCAGAACTTCGTCACCGATTTCGGCTGGTGCCGCCTGATCGTGATCGGGCTGGATACGGTGGCGGGTGGTGGGGCCAATCCGGTCACCCTCTCGACGGCGACCGTGACCTGGCTCGATCAGCAGCTGGCCGCCGATGGGCGTGACGCGATCATCCTCTGCCACTCGCCGCTCGAACGCACGGTTTACACCATGCGGCCGGGCGGCGCGGCCACCGGTGGGCTTTCGAGCATCAATCCCAATTTCATGACCCAGCCCAGTACGGATGTGCAGGCGGTCCTCGACAAGCACAGCAACGCGCGGGCGTGGATCTGCGGCCACACCCACTCGCAGTACGAGGCGGTCGGCTGCTTTGACCGACACTGGCTCGGCTCCCGGCACATCGCCCACATCAACGCCGGGTCACTGGCCTGGACGGATGAGGCGCTGACCGGCGAGACCGATCCCCTGCGCTCGCTCTTCCTGACGGTGCTTGACGACCGGATTGACGTGCACATCCGGAATCACCGCACGCAGGCGTGGGAGACCCTAAACGGCTACGCGGCGATCCCGGTGCCCCGCAGCACCCCGGCGCCGCCGGAAGGCAACCCGACCGCGTTCGTGTTTCCGCTGGTCGATTCGTTGGCCGGGGAGACAATCAACGGCGCGGCGTCCCTGACAATGGTTGGCTCGGCTCTCTATACCACGGTCAACGGAGAGAGCGGGCTGGACCTGACGGACCAGAACAACCGGACCTTGATCAACCCGAGCAGCTACCTCCTGCCGGGCAAGGGCAGCGTCATTGTCCGGTGCACGATCGCGGATACCGCCGCCACCAAGAATGTCGCATACCAACCCGCACTCGGCGGGCTGAGCCGCATCTTCCTGACCGTCAACGCATCCGAAAATGCCTCGGCCAGCGTCGGCAGCAATCTGAGTGTGATCAGCACGTCGTACCCGGTACCGGTGGGGCAGATCGTGACGCTGGCGCTCGATTGGGACGGCAAGGTGGCGCAATTGCGGGTCAATGGCAAGGACGCCGGATCGGTCGGCTACTACGACCTGGTGGCAATCAGCACGGCCATGTACTTCGGCGGGTCATCGAGCACCAGTGGCATCGGGGGAGCGCTGCTGGGCGTGGCCGCGTTCCGGCGGCCCCTGACTAGTCAGGAGCACATGCGCTTTGTCAATACATCATCGGATGACTGGACGATGAACACGGTGCTCGGCTAGTTCTGGAGAGGCAGACACACGATGACCGACCGCGCACGCGCGCCCTTCGTCACCCACGGCTCCCCGGGCCTCGTCCACTATGGCGGTGTCCTGTGGTCCGACGATCCTGACAGGGCCTGGCGCGGCACCGAACGGGACCGCACCATCCGGGCGATGATCCACTCGCCGGAAATCGGGGCGATCCTGCACGGCATCGAGATGCTGGTGCGGCGGGTAGACTGGTCCATCGAGCCGGCCGATGAATCGGCGCCGGCGACCGAGCTGGCCACCTTCATCGAGGAATGCTTGGCCGACATGGACGGCTACTGGCCAGGCGACACCCTCTCGGCGATCCTCTCCTACATCCCGTGGGGCTGGTACGCCGGCGAGATCATCTACAAGCGGCGGAGCGGACCCGAGCAGGCCGATCCCACGCAGCGGAGCCAGTTCGATGACGGCCGCATCGGCTGGCGGCGCTGGGCGACCCGGCCACAGGCGACGCGGTTTGGCTGGACATTCGATGACGCCGGCGACGTGACCGCGCTGATCCAGCAGGATCCGGCCAGCTTCCAGAAGTACGAGATTCCGATCGAGCGGCTCTTGCACATCGTCTACTCCGGCAAGACCAACTCGCCGGAAGGGTGGACGCCGCTGCGGCCGGCGTACGACGCGTGGTACTACAAGCGGGCGATCCAGAAGATCGAGGGGATCGGTATCGAGCGGGATCTGGCCGGCATCCCGATGATCCGGATGCCGGCATCGGCGATGCAGGATGGCGATCCGCTCTACGCCGCCTACCAGCAGATGGTGACGAGCCTGCGCAACGGCGAGCAGGCCGGCATTATCCTGCCGAGCGACAGCGACTCCGACGGCAACAAGCAGTATGAGTTCGAGCTGATCAAGTCGGGCGGCGGCAAGGCGTTCGACACAGACCCGGTCGTCCGGCGCTACGCCAACGAGATCGTGACCGTCTTCCTGGCGAACGTGATGCGGACCGGGCAGGACGGGATCGGGGCGCTGGCGCTCTCGGAAACGCAGAGCGGGCTCTTCCAGTCCGCGATCGGCGCGCACCTCGACATCGTGGCCGATGCGATCAACACGCAGGCGATTCCCCGGTTGCTGCGGCTCAACGGCATGGAGAGCGAGCTGGCGCCGAAGCTCAAGCCGGGCCGCATCGACAGCAAGGACCTCCAGAATCTCGGGCTCTACCTGGTACGCCTGGCCAACACCGGCACCCTGATCGATTCGCCGGAGCTGCGGGAGTTCCTGCACGAGGTGGCCGGGCTGCCGATCAACGATCTGCCGACGGCCGAGGAGATCAAGGCCCAGCGGGAGGCGTGGGCGGCGACGAAGAGCAGCGGCGGTGAGCCGGCTGATGGCGGCGAGGGATGACCCCGAACGACCTCGTGTGGGATGACCGCACGCAGCGCTACCGCCACAAGCGGACCGGCCGGCTCGTCACCGAAGCGCAGCTGATCGCGCTGCGCAACGCGATGGCCGATGCCTACGAAACGCGCCTCGTGGCGCTGGTGGCGTCCTACGTCGGCGGCGAGATTGCGAAGGTGACGTGGGAAGATCGCTTCCTGACCCTGATCGTCGAAGCGGCCTCCCATGGCTACGTGCTGGGCCGCGGCGGGACGGCGCTGATGACCGATGCCGACTGGGATGAGCTCGCCGTGGTAGTGACTCGGCAGACGGCCTACGGGCAACGCTTCCTCAACGTGCTCCAGGCCGCGATCGATGCCCAGCGGGGCGTGACGCCGTTGCAGGCGATCAAGGAGGCGTTGGAACCGCGCACCGCACAGCGGGCGGCGCTCTACGGCGGTGCGGCGGTGGAGGGCTATGAACGGGGAAACGCCTCAGCCAAGGGGATCGGGCGCACCGGGGGTCGGCTGCCGGTGTATCCGGCGGACGGTGGTACGGAGTGCAAGAGTCGTTGCCGCTGTTCGTGGTCGATCGTCGGCGACAACGATCAGCACATGTGGGTGGCCACCTGGATCACGGAATCGGATGGCAACGTGTGCGATGGGTGCGCGGAGCGGGGCCGGCTCTACCAGCGGGTGGAGTACCCGATGGCGAGCGGGTAGGAGGAAGCAATGAGAATTTACCCGGACGGCAGCGGCGGGTACGTGCTGCGCGGCGAAGATGGATGGGTAATCCCGCTCGACTCGGTGACGGCGGGCGGCATAGGAATGGCGATCCCGGTGGATGCCGGCGGCGGGGGCGGCGACACGTACTCCATGAACCCGAACGTCTGGTACGACAACGGCACCGCGATGGCGGGGAGCGAAGGCGACGATCCGGCGACGTTGGAACCGGACACCATCACGCTCGCGCTCATCAGGATCGGTGATCCCGACGCGAACCTCACCGGCATCGGATTTGTGCTGTACGCCCCCCAGGACGGGGACGCGACGGCCCGGTTCGCCCTCTTCGCCGTCTCGGAAACCGGAGCGAGCCGGGGACTGGCGGGCGCGAAAGTGGCTGATCTGGGCACGGTCGTGGTGACGGACGGGGCGCAACCGGGAGACGGGTTCAGTCTGTCGCCGGATGCGCCGGTGACGCCGGGCCTGTACTGGGTTGGAGGGTCCGCCACCGCGACGGTCAGCATCACGGGATTCCGGAGTTACGGCGGGACGGTTGGCCGTGCTGCGTTCACGGACGGATCGTCCGTGTCATCGGCTGGCATCAGCGTCGCATCGACCGGCGCGCACACCGCCATGCCAAGCACGCTCGTTGGTGTCGTGGAGCCAACCGATCTGACGCAGGAAGCCGCCCGGTTCTTCTTCCAGGTGACGCCGAACTAGGCGGATTGCGCGCGGCATGTTGTCGCGTGCTACACTGACGTCACGAGCGACGGCCAATTGTCGGCCAGTGACGCCCCCGCCCGGGCGCCACTGGCCGTTTTTGTTGGCCGGAGCCGAGATGACACCGAGCGACGACTTCATTCTCAGCGATAGCGACCGCGCGGCGATCGTCGCCCAGCTCCGGCAGGCGATGGGCCGGGGCGTCCGCATCCCCAACGAGCAGCTCCCCACATCGCTGCAACTGACCGAAGGCGCTTACACCGGGCTGCTGGTGGCGTTGTGGCTGGATGACGCCACCGCGGCCGCCCTCGCGCAGCCGGGTGGCGAACCAGCCGAGAACCTGCACATCACGCTGGCGATCGTGCCGGACATGGCGACGGCCGATGATCTGACCTTTGCCCGCATCGTTGGCGCGGTGGATGACATCGCGGCCTACCACGCACCGCTCACCGGCACGATCGGCGGGCATGGGCGGTTCTATGGCGGTGACGACGGTGATGTCATCTACGCCGTGCCCGATGTGCCGGGGCTGACGGAACTGCGCGGCGCCATCGTGGACAGCATCGGGTTCACCGGTGCGGCGATCAGCAGGGAGCATGGCTACTCGCCGCACATCACGCTCGCCTATGTGCCGGCCGGCACCGACCTGACGCCGGACCTGGCCGAGCTGCCCTTGCGCTTCACGGACATCGTGATCGTGGCCGGCGAGCGGCGGGTGGTTATCCCGCTGCGCGGCATGACAGACGGCATGGTTTACGCCGAGTCAATCAGCGATCACGCCGGCATTCGGTTCGTTCGCCCACGCACCTTCACGGCGGCCAGCGAGTGGGTGCAGTTCCTCCCCCCGCCGGGCACCTACACCCATGCGGTCTTCGGGACCCTCGACTTCACGGCCGAGAAGTACGCGGCGATCGTCGCCAACTTCTCCGCCAACACCTACGGGCAGGATCTGCCCATCAACGTCGAACACGACTATCGCTCGGCCGGGGCGGTCGGCTGGATTCGGGAGATGCGTCTCGCTGAGGACGGATCGATCGAGGTCCGGCCGGAGTGGAACGACCGGGGCCGCGAGCTGATCGCCGGCGACCGCTTCCGCTACGTCTCCGCCGAGATCTACGACCAGTGGCAGGACCCCGTCACCGCCGACTTTCACGACAACGTGGCGGTCGGCATGGCGATCTGTGTCCGCCCGCACTTCAAGACGGACGTTCTCCGGCCGCTGGCGGCCAGCGAAACCGGGACGTTGGATGATCAGGCCGGGCGCGACGCGCACCGGCAGGAGGGTACTGGCGTGTCTGACGCCAAGAACCAGCAGCCGCCAGCGGCAGGGCAGGCGGTCACGCTCACCGAGGCGGAGATTCGCGAGTATCGCGAGCTCAAGCCGAAGTACGAGGCGACGGTTACCGAGCTGGCCGAAGCCAAGACGACCATCGCGGCCCAGGAGGGGCGCATCGCCTCGCTCGAGACGGCGCAGCGCAGCCAGCGCTTTACCGCGCTGGTCAAGGGCACTGACGGGGGCCCGCGCTGGTTCGGCGATGCCGGCGAGCACGTGGCCATGCTCAACGACCTCGCCGCCACCTTCGGGGAGGACTCCGAGCAGGTCAAGCGCTACATCAAGACGAACACCGAGCACGCCAAATCGGTCGCGCAGTCGGGGCTCTTCTCGGCGGCGGGCACCAGCGCCGGCGGGGACGGTGATGCGGGCAAGAGCGCGTGGCAGCGGGTGGAAGAGCAGGCAAAGGTGTACGCCGAGGCCAACAAGGTCACCCAGCAGCAGGCCATCACGCACATTCTCACCACCGATCGTGAGCTGGCGACGGCCGTCGCGAAGGAGCGCAACTAATGGCCTGGGAAGTTGATGGCGTCGTCAAGCTCGTGGGGCACACGGCGGGCGCCGACCTGAGCGGCAAGCAGTATCACCTGGTCAAGCTGGCGGCCAACAAAACGGTCGTCGTCTGCGCGGCGGTCACCGACGTGCCGATCGGCGTGCTGCAGAACACGCCAACCTCGGGGCAGGCCGCGGAGGTCTGCATCATCGGCATCAGCAAGATCGTGGCCGATGCCAACCTGGCGACGACCGACCTGATCGGCACGAGCGCCGACGGGCAGGCGGCCAAGAAGACGCCGGGCACCGATACGACGAATTACGTCATCGGGCAGGTGCTCGAAGATAACACGGCGGTCGGCGGGCTCATCACGGCGGTCATCAATTGCGCAGCGCCTAGCCGGGCGGCCTAGCGCGGCGAGTGGTGGATTCACCAGAACAGGAGCAATGAGCGATGCCTCAGCCATCCGCCTCGCAGGTCCACATTGACGCGGTGCTGACGAATATCAGCGTCGCCTACGTGCAGTCCGAGGCCGACTTCATCTCCGGCCGGGTCTTTCCGAGCATCCCGGTCAGCAAGCAGACCGACAAGTACTTCACCTACGACCAGAACGACTGGTTCCGGGATGAAGCGCAGATCCGTCCGCCGTCCACGGAATCGGCCGGCGGCGGGTTCGACATCAGCACCGATTCCTATTCGGCCGACGTGTTCGCGTTTCACCAGGACCTGCCCGATCAGGTGTTGGCCAACGCCGACGCGCCGCTGAACCTGGAAGCGGACGCGGCCCGGTTCGTGACCCGCAAACTGCTGCTCAAGCGCGAGATCGAGTGGGCCTCGACCTACTTCAAGACCGGCGTCTGGAGCACCGACAACACCTCGGCCACCGACTGGGACGTCTACGCTACCTCGACGCCCCTGCTCGACATTCAGACGGCCAAGGGCACCATGCTCAATGCCACGGGCTACGAGCCGAACACGCTCGTGCTTGGCTACGACGTCTATGCGGCGCTGCTGAACCATCCCGACTTCGTGGATCGGATCAAGTACACCAGCTCCGAGGCGATCACCCAGGAAATCATGGCGCGGCTGTTCGGGGTCGATCGGGTCTTCGTGGCCCGCGCCATCAAGGCCACCAACATCGAAGGCGAGACGGCCGCCTACAGCCAAATCTTCAGCGACAGCGCCCTGCTGGCCTACGTGGCCCCGACGCCATCCCTGTTGACGCCGAGCGCCGGCTACACCTTCGAGTGGACCGGCGTCAGTGACGGCATGGGCATGAACGTCGGCGTCACGCGGATCGAGATGCCGCTCAAGCGGGCGGTGCGGGTCGAATCGCAGATGGCCTGGGATTCCAAGGTCGTCGCCCCGGCACTCGGCTACTTCTTCAGCGACCTGACGACCTAGACCGGCTGACGGCTGAAACGGAGCGGAATGGTATGGCGACACGGCGACGGCAGCGCCCGAACGGCGGCAGCGAGCGAACCCCCGAACCGGCGGCGGCAACCACCACGGTCGCCGCGCCGGAGACAGTGCCCGATCAGCGGGTGCGGGTCATTCGCGGCATTCCCAATGGCGGCGGCTCAGTGATCGAGCCGGGCTCGATCCTGACCGTCGGCAAGGACCTGCCCTACCACCGCGTCCGCCAGTTCATCGAGCAGCGCTACGTGGTGGCGCTGGAACCAGACGCGGAGTAGACGGTGACAGCGTCGTACGACTCCTCACTAAGCACGACGCGCGATTGGCTGCGGTTCCGGTTGCAGGACACCGTGGTCAGCCCGGCGACGGCGGCGCTCTTCTCCGATGAGGAGCTCGACGCGCTGCTGGCGGAGAACGGTGACAACGTCTGGAAAGCGGCGTACCAGGCGGCGCGGGCGCTGGCCGCCCGCTTCCGGCACCTGGCCAGCATGAGCGTTGGGGACACCAGCCTGACGTTTGCCGATCAGGCCGCCGGCTACACGGCGATGGCGGCCGAGTTCCAGGCGAACTTCGGCGGCACGCCGTTCACCGGCGGCGTCAGCCGGGCGGACGTGCAGGGACGGCAGGACAACACCGATCGCGTGACGCCGTTCTTCGAGCGGACGGTGCGGGACCCCGCTGAGCGCTACCGCACATGATTCCGGCCCACATGCTCCACCACGCCCGCGCCATCATCGCCCGTCAGCTGCGCGCTACCTGCACGATCACCCCGGTGGTCGATGCCGACGGCGCGCAGACCTGGCCGGCCGGCGGCGCGGTCACGGTGGCCTGCATGAAGGGGAACCCCGGCAGCGACGGGGGCGAGGACCTGATGTATGAGGAGGTCCCGGCGTCGCGGTTCTGGGTGCCGGTAGGGACGGTTATCGCGCCGGGCTACCGACTGACGTGGGACGGCGAGCCAGGGCGGATCTATCAAATCGTGGGGCTGCCGGGGCTGCACGCCGATGAGCTGCTGCGGCCGGTCGATTGCATCGAGGTTCGCCGGCCACGGGAGGCGGTCTGATGGCGACCATGGGCCGCACCTTCACCGTCGATACCGCGCCACTCCTGGCCTTCGCCCGGCAGTTCGAGGACGGCGCGACCATCGCCCAGGAGGAGCTGCTCACCGCGATGGAAGGCGGGGTGCAGGACCTTTACGGCGACATCAAAGACGTCACGCCTCGCTGCCGCACCGGCAAGCTCCAGGACTCGCTCCAGCAGGAGATCACGCAGAGCGGCCGCGACATGACCGGCACCGTGAAAAGTCTCGGCTCGATCGCGCCCTACAACGAGTGGGTGCACGACGGCCGGGGGCCGGTGCAGGCGAAGCCGGGCAAGGCGCTCAAGATCACCTTCTGTGACGGCACGACGATCTTTCGCAAGCGGGTGCGGGCCGCCCCGGCCAACCCGTTCATGGATAAGGGGCTGCGCAAGGCCGAGCCCGGCATCCTCAAACGGTTCGAGCAGGCGGAAGCGCGCATCGTGGCGCGGCTGGAGGGCGGGCGATGAGCCTGGCCGACGTGATCGCCAAGAGCGCAACGCGGCTGGAGACGCTGGTGCCCTCGGTGCTGACCTCGGTCTACGAGCACCCGCCGCAGGCGCCGATTCCGAACGGCAAGCTGCCGGCGGTCTTCCAGCGCCCGGACACGGGACTGGTGGAATACGGCGCGACGCTGCGGGTGGTGACGCACCGCTACCACGTCATCGCCCTCGTGGCCCGGACCGAGGAGCTGCCGACCGACTACTCGGCGGCGATGCCGCTGCTCGAGCCGCTGCTGGCGGCCTTCGAGGCGAACACGAGCTTCAGCACGGCCACGTACTACGGGGCGCAGGTGCTCGACTACGACATCGGCCCGGTGACCTATATGGACGCGCACTACGTGGCGATCGCGCTCACGGTGGAAGTCAAGGAAAAGACGCCCGTCTCGATGGCTTAAGGCCGCCCGGGCGATTGGAGGCAGCGACGATATGGCCAAACGACACGGCACCTGGGCCTTCACCGGCGAGCGCAACGCGGCCGGCAAGCCACAGCGGTATTTCACCGGCATCCCAGCCCGCGACCTGACCGACCGGGACATCGACCGGCTGGATGACGACCAGTACGCGACGGTGGTGGCGTCCGATCTCTACGAGAAGACGGAGCCGCCGAAGGCCGATTCGAAAGGCAAGGGCGACGACGCACCAGCCAAGACCGATGCCACGAGCGGGAAGGACACCTAGTCGTGTCAGGCAGCGTCCTTGATATGCGGCCAATTGCGGCCATTCACGATGCCACTGACGGCGCCGATGGTCACCCCAAAGCGCTCGCCAATCTCGCGCATCGTCAGGGACGTTTCCCGGCGCAGCCGAAGGATTTCACGCGCCTGATCTTCCGTCAGCTTTGCGGCGGAATGACCCTCGCCGTGCGGCTTGTTCGTGCGGCCCTTGCGAGCGCAATCGGACATGTTGTCGGCCTGCGTGCCGAGAAAAAGGTGATCAGGGTTGCAACATTGCCGATTGTCGCACTGGTGCAGCACCCACAGGCCATCGGGGATTGGGCCAATGAACAGGTGATAGGCCAACCGATGCGCTTGCCACTGCCGGCGATTCAAGTACGCAACGCCGTAGCCCGAATGATGGAGCGCGCGTTTCCAGAGCCAGCAACCGGCCGGCGATGGCGTGCGATCGATCTGGGCAAAGAACCATCGGACGTACTGGTCGTGGGGTATAGTGGGCACGTCAATCTCCTTGCAGATTGGCCGCGCCACGGATGTTCACAGCATCGCGTGGCACTTTTGTGCCCCAATTATACCGCATTTTCCCCTGTGGGGCTAAGAAAGGTAGGGTAAAGCCATCGGAACGAACGAAGTCATCCTGCTCCGCGCCCAGGCCGGGATCGAAGTCACGCGGGGCACGCGCGTGGCCGCCACGCGCAAGATCTACGCGCAGGTCAACCCGACCTACAACAAGCCGCTCCAGCAGTTTCAGGACACGAGCGGCACCTACTTTGCGCGTCGCCGGCCCGCCTACGGCATCGAGGAGATCGGCTTCACCGCGCTCGATCTGGCGACGTTCGAAGACCTGCCGTGGTGGGCGCAGCTCTTCATGAAGGGTGGCGTCACTGGCGTGACCGACGCGGGGACGCCGCCGGCCTATACCTACACCTTCGCGCCGACGGCCAATGCCGACAACCTCAAGAGCATCACGCTGGAGTTCAACGACGACGGCAACCCGTACGAATCGGGTCAGGTGATGGCGACGCAGGCCACCCTGCGTTTTAACGTCGGCAACAACAACGAGCCAGCCTGGATGCTCGACCTGACCCTGATGGGCCGAGACTGGGTGACGACCACCTTCACCGTGGCCCTCTCCGATCGGGACACCGAGGTCATTCTCGGGCGCGGCACCAAGCTCTTCATTGACAACGCCGGCGGCACGATGGGCGCCACGCAGGTGCTCGGGAAGCTGATTTCCGGCAGCTTCACCTTCAACCCGAATATCCACTTCAAGAACTTCTCGGAAGACGAAAACAACTACGCGGCCAACAAGGTGGGCCGCGGCGAGTACACCGTCGATGCGCAGTTCCAGTTCGAGTTCGATGACGACGACGAGTTCGCCAACTACCGCAGCGCCACTCCGGTGCCGCGGCTGATCCGGCTCGAGCGCGAGGGCACGACGATTCACACGACCGTCAAGAAACGGATGCGGCTCGACTTCCCGGAGATGTACTGGTCGTCATTTGCGAGGGGCGACCGGAACGGCAACCTGATTGCCACCTTCGGCGGGCAGGCGTTCTACGACACGGGCGAGGCCAACATCGTCGAGCTTGAGATCGTCAACGCGCTGGCGTCGCTGGCCTGATGAGCCGGTCCGAGTGGCAGTGCAAGGCCTGCCAGACGACGCTGGGCTGGGTGCATGGCGGGAGTAAGGCCTTCCGCCCTGCGCCCGGCGTCACCATCATCTGGCACGGCATCTGCGGCACGGCGATCTGCCCGTCGTGTGATCTCCCGCGCGTCTTCAGTGGCTACGCCATGGAGCTGCGGCGGGTGGTAAACTGACGGTATCAGTGCGGTGGACGCAAGGGCCGCCGGCTGGCACTACTTCGGTAGGGCTGGTCGGCGGCCCTTTCTCGTTTCGGAGGACACCGTGAGCGTGACCCCATCATTTTCTCCCACACCCTTCATCCTCAAGGAGCGCTTTACGCGCATCGACTGCCCGCTCGACGGCTACGCCGGCCTCTGGTTCGAGGTGCGGATGAACCTCTCCAACGGCGAGCTTGAGGAGCTGCGGGAGGCGCTGCGGGCGCTGGATGACCAGGTCACCGAGATTAGCGAGCACTTCCTCGAGCTGGCCGAATCGATTGACGAGCGGCGCAATGCCCTGCCGGAGGATGACCGAACGGGACGGAGGGCGTGCGTTCGGGAGGCGGTGGAGAACCGGCGCGCGTACGAGGCGGCGTTGACGCCAATCGGGATCGAGCGGCGCACCCTGATCGCCCCGTACATCCGCGACTGGAATTTCTACGTTCCGGCGCCGGACGGGCAGGAGCCGTCCAAGCTGCCCCCGCCGTGCGTGAACCCGGATGGGCTGCGTGAGGTGTCGCCTGATGTGGTGTTCTGGCTCTGCCGGGAGATCCCCAACGCGTATACGGGTGGCGCGGGTTTCGCGACCGGCTCCGGGAGATCAGCCGCTGCGCCGGAGCCTGGGCAGACGCCGAGCAGCGGCGGGCCGCAGATCCGCGAGCCATTGTCACCTTCCCCACGCCGCCGAGCGAAGTCGTCTGGGCCAAAAGCGTCGACGTGAGCGGGCTGCGGCCCTGGGAATGGGCGGCCATGGATGCGCACGACTACTACCGGATCACCGAGATCCGGCATGCCTGGGAGCAGGGGCGGCAGGACTACCGGGCCGAACAGGCGGAGCTCAAGCGGCAACGGGAGCAGACGGGTTAGGAACGGTGGCTGGTGTTGGTGGCGATGATGGCGAGCATGGAAAGCGCAAATAGGATGGCACCTGCGATGAGGCCCGGTTCTGTGTCGCTTCGCCAGAGACCGATGCCGACGCCGCCGACAAGCGAAAGCAGCCCGGACGCGATGATCCAGTCTGCGATTCCGATAGGGCGATCGGAATCTGATGATTCGATCTCCTGGTGGTCCGGTTCCTCAAACAGACGCTGAAGAATGTTTGGCATGCGACTCCCTCTTTCAACGCCTCGTAAGGATACGACATGGCCAAAGATCTGCTGATCCGACTCGAAGCGAAAGACAACGCGAGCGCCGTCTTCCAGCGGACGGGGCGAGCCGGGCGTGAAATGGGCGAGGAGATCGATCGCGGGGCCGAGCAGGCAGCTGACGCGCTCGATGACATGGAACGCGCGCAAGAGGAGGTCGGACAGAGCGCCGTCGATATGGTGCTCGACGTCGGACGCGCGGCCGATGAAATTGGCCGTGAGCTGCCAGCGGGTGCCGATCGCGCCGGGCGCGCGCTCGACGAGTTGGACCGGGCCCAGGATCAGGTCGGGCAGTCGGCCAGCGAAATGGGCCGCGATGTCGAGACAGCTAGCCGGTCACTCAAGGACTTCGAAGACGCGGGCAAGCAAGTCGGTGCAGGCCTGGCCTTGTTGGGTACATCGTTCTCGATGTATGCCAGTCAGCTCGTCGACTACGAGCGCAATGTCGCGGCCCTAGGACGCACTTACGGCGATGCCGCCGGCCAGTTCGTCGCGCTCGCTGACACCATCCAGAACACCACCATTTTCAGCAATGACGAGGCGGTGCAGGCGGCCAACATTCTCGGCACCCTCAAGCGAAATTACGAACTCACCAACGAGCAGATTCAGCAGCTCATCATGACGAGCGCCGATCTTGCCGCCGTCAACGGCACGACGCTTACCGATGCGGCCCAGCGGGTGGCCGCGTCAATCCGCGGCGAAGGAGAGTCGATTGAGGCACTTGGCCTCACCATGAACCAGACCGCGATTGACGCCGAAGGCCTCACCCTTTCCATGAGCAACGCGGAGGCGGGCCAGTTCCGGTTCAACGCGCTCATGGAGCAGAGCACGTTCGCCCTCGGCGCGGCGAGTGACGCCACGGAGAATGCCGCCGGCAAGACGCAGCAATTCGCCAACCGCCTCCAGGACACGATCACCGGGTTCGTCGAAATGACCGGTCCGGTCGGTCAGGCGGCCGGCGTGATCTCGTCGTTCGGACTGGAAGCTGGGCTAGCGCTCTCTGGCACCGTCGCCCTTGCAAAGGGTATGCGGGAAGCGACGTCGGCTGCGGGTGGATTCGGCGCGGCCATCCGATCCGGTACCGGCCTCATGGGCGTGCTCGGACGCGCGGGAATCGCCGGCGCACTGGTTGGCGCCGGCGTCGCGGCGGTTGAGCTCTCCGGCATCATGGAGGACGACCTCGCGAACGCCCTCGGGCGTGCTGAGGCGAATGTCAGCACGCTCGATCTCACCATTGCTCAACTCACCATGACGATGAACAACGCCACGCTGGGGCTCAATCTCCGCGAGGGCAACGCGCAACTTGAGGAACAACTCGCCACGCTCGGTGAATACAAGGCCGCGCTCGATGAATTGGACCGCCTGCGGAATGCTCCGCCCTCCGGCATTCCCGGCACCGATCCTCGCTTTGCGGAATGGGAAGCGCAGGTCGCGGCCGCAGAGGCAAGGGTTGCGGAGTACGGACAGACATGGGGGGACGTTGGCGAAGCCATTGACGATGCTGAGGGCGCGCAGAAGGCGATGCTAGCGGTCATGCAGTACGCCGGGCCGGGGCAGGCCGCAGCGCTGCAGACGGTTAGCAACCTCGTTGATATGTACGAGGCCGGGGAACTCACGCTCGATGGCTTCCGAAATGCCCTTGACGGGGTAGTAGCCGATCTCGGCAATTACGACACGCAAGCGCTCCAAGCAGCTGCGGCTACGGAGGCCCATAACGCCGCGCTTCAAGCCGGTACGGGCGCGATGCTGGCGAATGGGAACGTCGTTCGGGACTCGGAAGAGGCTCTTCACCAGTGGGCCGAAGCGGTTTCCTACGGCAATACATCGATCGAAGAACAGACCGTTGCCGTCGAAGAAAACACCGAGGCGGTCATCGCCAATAACAACGCGAAACTCTCCAACGGCAATGTGGTACGCGATTCCGAAGAGGCGATGCACCAGTGGGCCGAGGCGGTGTCCTACGGCAACACCTCGGTGGAAACCGGCACGGACGCCGTCATCGCCCTCAGTGCCGCCCTGACCGCCGGTCGCGCGGCGCTGGCCGGCTGGGTGACCGATCAGTTGGCGCTCAATGAAACCCTGACCGGATTCGCGGCGGCCTGGGCTGATCTCGACGGCATCCTGCGCGGGTCCGATGCGTTTGACCGCGTGCAGCAACTGAACTTCGAGGACGAGATCACCGATACCCGCAGCGCCCTGCGGCCCTATGCCGACGCGCTCTATGAGACGGCGAGCGCGACCACGGAACTCGTCAACCGGACCCAGGACGTACCGCCCGCGCTGGCGAACGTCGAAAGCGCCGCGCGGTCGCAGGTTGATGTCTTCGGCCAGTACGAGGACGCCCTGGCCGGCGTCGCCGAGCAATTCGGTCTTGTGAGCACCAACGCGCGGCTCTTCCAGGCGGCGGGGATCAAGGCGCCGTCGCTCGATGTCGCGGTCAACCTGCAAGGCGGGCAGGACGCGCTCGACTCGGTCTTCGGCACGATCGTCGGGCAAACGAATGCGATGTCCCAGCAGCTCGGCTCGGTCGAATCGTGGGCCGACAAGCTGATCGGGGATCCGGGGACCTGGAGCCAGCTCGACCAGCTGCTCGCCGATGGCCGCATCTCGCTCGAACAGTACAACGCCGCCCAGGACGCGCAAATCCGCATCAGCCGGGACGTGGAGAACGCGCAGCAGGATCTGCTCGCGGTCCAGGCGGGCCTGGCGCCGGTGATTGCTGACGCCACCCGGCAGCAAGCCGAATACATCGACGGTCTGCAGGACCTCGGCCCAGATGCGCAGCTCGCGGCGCTCGGCTTCATGGACCAGGCGCAGAGCGCCAAGGCGCTCGAAGTGGCGCAGCTGGCCGCGGCCTCGGCGACCGAGGGGCAGCGCGAAGCGACCACGAAAATGGTCAACGAAATGGCGAACGCCGATCCGGTGCTGGCCGCCATGCTCGTGCAAATGGGTTTGATCTCCGAGGTCAAGCCGGGCGTTTACGAAGTCAACTTCGACGACGCCGTGAGCGCGACCACCGCGATCCAGGAACTCAACACCACGATCGAGGCGCTGGCCGACCTCCTGGGTGAGATCTTCAACGTCGATACCGACACTGACGCGGCCACCACGCAGGTGGCGGTGGAACTCCTGACCGGGGCGATCGAGGGGGTCCCGAAGAACGTCACCACCTACTTCAACGCGGTCGACAACGTCAGCCTGACCGCGGGCGAGATCAGCGACATTCTGGCCAATCTCGACGGCCGAACGGTTACCACCTACGTCAACACTGTGCAGACCGGCGGGCTGGCGCTCAACAACCCCTTCGCCACCGGCGGCACGATCCCGGCCAACGGGCAGCGGGTGCTCGACGGGGTGCCGGCCTTCGCCGGCGGCGGGACGCTGGCGCTGGTGGGCGAGGCCGGGCCGGAGCTGGTGCGGCTGCCGACCGGGGCCCAGGTGACGAGCAACCCAGCCTCGCGCACCGTGCTGGCCAACGTCGCCCAACGGGGCGATGCCGGTGTGGTGTTCAACGGCCCGGTGACGCTTTCAGTGCAACGGGACGGGACGGCCCAGGAGGCCATACGCCGCGCCGCGCTGGCGCGGGCACGGGGGTACTAGCGTGCAGATCATTTCCTACAAGGGCGTCACCTTTTCTCCCGATTTCTGGGTCGGCGTGACCAACGAGAACGCGCGGGGGCGGTGGGCGGTGATCCCGCAGATCGCGGCCCGGCGCAACGACATGGGCGAGATCACGGGCACCACCATCAGCGACCGGCCGATCGCCTGCCAGATCGGGCACATCGGGGCCGGCAGCCACGAGGATGCCTTTTACGGGCTGCTCGGCGCGCTCAACCCGCTCGATCCCGAGCCGGGCGAACTTGTGATCCAGCTCAACGATGGCGTGACGCAGCTGGCCTGCCCGGCGCTGATCGTGACACCGGGGGAGCAGACGATCGACGGCGAGGTGAACACGATCGCCGTGACCTTCCTGACCACCGATCCGATGTGGCGGGCGCTGACCGAAACGACGGAGACCGCCGTCAGTGTCGCGAAAGGGAGCTACGGCGGGTACAACGATGTCACGATTGCCGGGGATGCGCCGGTGCATGGCACCGTGCGCCTGACCCCCACGGCGGCCGATCAGCAGGTAACGGTCCGCACCTTCTCGATCACCAACAACGGCACGCAGCCGCTGGTCAATTTCCCGGTTCGGGTCGATCTGGGCAACACCTACGACGGGCTGCCCCATTCGTCGTTCTACTTCGCGTTGCTCAAGGACGGCGTGCGGCAGCGGATGCAGCTGATCAACCAGTACGGGCGCAACATCGCCTACCTCTGGCTCGTGGTTGATCACCTGGCACCGGGCGAAACCGCGGACTACACGTTGCTGCTCTCCGATACCTTCCTGATGCCGGGGACGGCCTTCAACTCCTACACCCAGCCGGCCTTTGACACGCAGTACGAGGTGCGGACGATTGTGGCGGGCCCGGGGAGCACCACGACGCACAACATCAGTAGCGTGGCGTGGGAGACGAACCAGTGGCGCGGCGGCGTGATGCGCGCCCTGACCGGCACCTACGCCGGGCAGGAGCGAGAGATCACGGCCAGCACCGCCGCCGGGCTGACGACGGCGGCTTTTCCGGGCGCGGTCGCCGGCGGCGAAAGCGTGCTGATCACGTTGAGCAGTAACGGGAAGTGGGTCTACCCGGTGCGGCAGACGGAGCGCAACGACAACCGGCGCGGGCTCTGGTGGGTCAACCAGGGTCAGAAGAAGCCGGGGGATGCGCGGTTCGATGTGCCGGGGGCGTGGGCGCCGTACCTGTACGTCGACAACGATGACGTCAAGAACCAGTCCGACTGGTTCGCGGTCAACGTCGGCACGGTCGACTACTTCGCCTCGCTCGACGCGGACCGCTCGTTCCCGGGCGGCTCATCGCTCCAGGACAACGGCGCGGACGGCGTCTCGATCACCCTGCCGTTCCCGATCACCGGGCTGCGGTTCACCTACCAGCTCAAGAACCCGAACGGGATGGCGACGTTCGTGGTGGGGAGCCGGGAGGCGGGCGGCGCGCTCGGTTTCATCCACGAGTTCACCGACACGGCGCAGCTGACGACGCTGACCAACCGGAGCGAGCAGAATCTCACCCTGACCGCGGACACCATCCAGCTCTACCTCGGCCTGATCCCGACCACGATCGACAACACGGTCGAGGACGAGATCGGGGAGCGCTGGGCCGGCGACGAGGGGACGGCGACGAGCGGCAGCACCACGCAGCTCAACGACAACACCAAGGAGTGGATCGTTGACCAGTGGATCGGGGCCAGCGTGCGGATCATCTCCGGGACCGGGGCGGGGCAGGAATCGGCCATCACCGACAACGGCACCAACACGCTGACGGCGAGCTTCGCGACGGCCCCGGATTCGACCAGCCGCTATGTGATCCGGCAGAAATGGGGCCTGGTGGCGACGGCGCGGACCAACGACCGCCTTGAACTGACGTGGGACGCCACCGATCTCACCATCAGCGCCGTCTCGTCGCCGGCCAGCGGCTACCTCCTGAACCGGACCCTCTACGTGGACCGAGACACGAGCAGCAGTGACCCGCCGTACCAGCGGTTCCAGTTTGATCCGGACGATACCAGTCGGTACATCGTCCTGGTGAGCGGCGAAACCTTTGTCATCGACGGCGAGGAGCAGCGGGCCTGGATCGAGAACGGCAGCGGCGTGGAGCTGCGGAGCGTGCCGCCCCGCGCCCTGCTGGTGCATGACGTGGAGGCGGACGGCACCGAACGGCTCGCCGAGCGGTGGCTGTGGCTGACGCCGGGCACCCACGATCTCAAGCTCTCGGCCAAAGCGGACGGGAATGATTATGATCTTGAGCTCTCGTATACGCCGGCGGTCTTCGGCTGATGGCCGCCCGGATCCTGATCAGCGACATCGGCGGGGGGAATGAACAACGTTTGCCAACGAACGGCACGAGTCGTTCATGGTCAGTTGAGCAGCCGGGCACGCTCTCGGCCGAGCTGCTGACCGAGACGCTGGTGCACGCCGGGTTGACACAGCCCAAAGGCATGTGGATCCGCGTCGAGGCGAACGACGTTGGCACCTGGGCCGGCGTCGTCCAGGAAACGCAGCCCCGCGACGACGGCACCACCGAGCTGACCGCGACCGACTGGCGCATCCTGCTCACGGACCGTCGCCTCTCGCGGCGCACCCGGCCGCTCTTCGGCCCGCCCGGCACCCTGGCGCTGGCGGCGATCGCCGACGCCGAGCGGCACGCGCCGGTCTGGGTGCGGGACCGGACGGCGGACGAAACCGGGCAGCCGGTGGAGCTGCGGCTCGATGGCCAGTCGCTGGGCGACGCGCTCGACGGGCTGGCCAGCGCCTCGGACGGCGAGTGGCGGATCGATCCCGACACGTTGGCCTTTACCTGGGGCCGGACCGGAACAGACCGCTCGGCGCCCCGGCAGCTCGTCGCGCCCCGGCACATCGTGGCGTACACGCTGCCCGATTCGATCACCCCGGTGATCAACGACCTGGTGGTCTACCCGCTCCATGACCGGACCGATCTGCGGCGGGCGGTGCGGGTGGAGAACGCCGCCTCGATTGCCGCGCACGGGCGCCGGCAGGGGGAGACGGCGCTCGGCAATCCTGGCAGCGTCATCGCGCTGCGGCCGGCCGCGCAGGCGCTGGTGGACCGGCTGGCGCTGGCCGGGCAGACGATCGAACTGCGGCTGGTCAATGTCGATCGCTGCTTCGGCTGGTTCCGGGAGGGGGACACGATCGCGTGCCTGCTGCCGGGGGACAACCAGCAGGTGACGGTGCGGGTGCTGGCGCGGTCGATCAGTGAGCCAGAGTGGGTGATGGATGTCTCCGGCATCGTCACGGATCGGAGGATCGGATGAGCCGCCGTCACCCACCAAGTCTGGTCGATCCGGTCGATGTGGTGCGGGGCGTCACGGACCAGCAGCTCGGCATTCCGTCCCGGCAATCGCTCGAGGAACGGGTGGCCGCACTCGAGCGGCTGATCGCCCGCCACGACGCCGAGCTGGGCCGGGCGCTGCGCGGGGCGGTGGCGACGCCGCCGGCGGTGCAGCCGGGGCCGAGCGGCCCGCCCACCATCGCGGCCCAGGCGGCCGCCGGCTCGACCGCGACCGCCACTATCACCGGCAACGATGAGGAAGGGATCATCGTCCTGACCCCGGGCGGCACCGGGATCACCACCGGCACGCAGGCGATCGTCAGCTTCAAGCTGGCCCGGGCAAGCGCCAACTACACGGTTCACCTGCAACCCTTCTCGGCGGCCGCGCGCACCGCCGGCGCGACCGTCGGGCCGGCCAGCCGCTCGGCGTCCAGCTGGCAGATCACGACCGGCACGGCGCTCTCGTCGGGCAGCGTGTACCAATGGCTGTACCGCGTCGGAAAGGTCTACACGTAATGGGACGGCGTGAGGATCTGCGGGAGCGGTTGACCAGCATCGCGGGCACGCGGGACCGGGCGCTGGCGATTGGCCGCTGGGTCGCGCTCAACCGGGACGAGCTCATCGACGGCGCGCCGGCGGCCATCGTCGAGCCGGTGCTGGCCGTGGAAGCGACCTACTACCGCGTCGCCGATGGGGACGCGCCCGTGAGCGAGCTCGTCGCGGCGTTCCGGGCGTTCCGGGACGCGGTGCAGGCGCTGCCGTGAACGCCATGGCGCTGCACTGCCCGAACCCCGCGTGCCGGCACCCGCTGGGCCGCTGGCGCGTTGACACGGGGCGATTGATCAAGGCACGCGACGTGCGGGTACTCTATGATCGGAGCAGGCAGGTGGCGCATCTTCAGTGCCCGGCCTGCGAGACGGTGCGGATTTGGCGCATCGGCGAACGAAGCGCCGTCACGGGTGGCGGTGGAACCTGTGTGAAAAGGAAATCTTCGGATATATCGGGTATAATTCAGGGGTAGCCGTGACATTTGGCCGTCACGAACTACCCCCTAACCATTCGCCTGTTGTGGAGGCAAACAGCTATGCGCAAGCTTACCAAATCCGACCTTGACCTCGATACCAAAGGACGCTTCTGGCAGCACCTCTCCCCTGCTGGCAAGGATGAATGCTGGGAATGGCAGGGACCGCGAATGCGTGAGCGAAGAAACCTTCAGGTGGGATACTCGTTCGGATATGGCTACCTTCACGTCAATCCAGAGGTCGGGCGTGAATACGCACATCGACTCGCGTACGTGTTGATGGTCGAAGACATCCCTGCAGACAAGATGGTGCTCCACAACTGCGACAACCCACGATGCTGCAACCCGCGCCATCTTCGCCTCGGCACCTATGCCGACAATGCGCGGGATCGGGAGGCAAGAAAACGATCATCCAAACCCTATGGGCCAAAGCCACCACGTCAATCGGTGTACATCCCCAAGACTGACCGACGCCTTCGCTCCATGCCGGACGAGCCGAAATACTGCCTGCACTGCGGTGAGTTGTTGACCCGGCGAGAGGGGGAGCGCGTGAGCCAATTCATCCTCCGCGTTACCTGCAACAAGACATGCTCGAATCGCATGAATGGGCAAAAGCCAAAGCGAACGACTGGTATATACTCATAACGAGTGTCAATCGATTTCGAGAGACCCTCACGATAACCGAAGAAGATGGCTCGGGCCGTCAGCAGCGCTTCCTCCCAGGCGCACGCTGACGGCCCATTTTCGTTGGCAGACCATCGTCTCGGCGCGTGGGCAGGTTCATTGAGGATGGATCAATGGGTGGATTCGTGGCCCGGTCGTCTGGGGATGCTCGTCAGTGGGATCGGCCTGTGCTGGCGCTGGTTGACCGCCTACCCCCTGCTGCTGATCGAGCGGCGGAAGACCAGGGCGCAAACCGAGCTCGACCAGCTCAAGGACCAGGTGATCGCCGATCTCCGGGCGGAGATCACGGCGCTCCGGGCCGACCTGCAACACGTCCGGGATGGGTCACGCGCCTCGTCTACCGGCTCACCCGCACCGATCCCGACCTCACCAACGACCCCGACGTCACCGCCTCTCGCCAGCAAGTGATCGAGCTCGACCAGCTGCGCCGTGACCTGCGCGACCTGCGGGAGGAGGTGGCGATCCTGCGGACCGGCAACTTCGCCGAGGACGCCATCCGGGCGGCCCGGCGGCGGGAGGAGCCATGAGCGAGACGACGTGGGAGATGCTGACGTTTGCCGCCGTGGGCGCGCCGGCCCTCGTCTTCGCCCTCTGGAAGGCCTGGCTGGCCCTGCTGCTGATCCGGGGCACGCGGGTGAGCACGGAGATCGGCCGCTGGCTGATCCGGCTCTACACCATCGTCGCCGTCGCGTGCGGGCTGATCGGCATCGCCTACCTGCTGACCGTGGCGGACCGCTCATCGCTGGTGGCCGCGCGCTTCGAGACGGCGCGGGAATGGGTACGACTCGTGATCGGCATGCTCTTCCTCGCCGGCACCGTCGCCTCGTTCCGGCTCTGGCGGGCCGTGCAGGCCCTCGAGGCGGAGGATGGGCCATGAACGACCACCCCCAGGTCGAGACCACGCTCGACACCATCG